CCGCAGCCCCAGCAGATGGGCTTCGCCACCCAGAGCCAGCGCCAGCAGTGGCAGGGGGCGGCCGATCATCCCGGCAATGTTCAGGTCAGCCAGAGCTTTTCTCAGGGCAGTGACGATGATTTCTCGGTTCTGGACGATGCCGATGATCTGCCGTTCTAAGGAGGTTCATTGATGGCAACTGGTAAACGGTATTACTGGATAAAGCTCAAAGATAGTTTCATGTCATCGGATGAAATTGACTATCTTATGAGCCAGCCAGACGGTGCCAACTATGTTGTTCTCTATCAAATGCTGTGTCTCAAGACCATCAATACAAACGGTTGTTTGGTTTCCAAAATCGGAGAAATGCTCATTCCCTACGATGCCGAAAAGATTCAGAGGGAATGCAAATGGTTCCCTCTGTCAACCGTCCGTCTGGCTCTGACTGTTTATAAACAAATCGGCTTGATTTTTGAAAACCCGGACGGAACACTGTCAATCTCTGATTATCAGAACATGATTGGCAGTGAAACCGACTGGGCGGCGAAAAATCGCAGAATTCGTAGTAATGCTGCGAACAAGGAGCTACAAGAGGGACACGACACTGGACACACAAGTGGACACAATGTGTCCAGTGATGGTGGGGAAAATGTCCCTACAGAGAAAGAGATAGAGAAAGATAAAGAGATAGAGAACAGAGAAAGAGTAAGAGATAACGGTAGTACGGCTGTTGATGCTGGGCTGTCTGAGATTATCCGCTCTTTCGAGGACAACATTGGCAGCTTCCCCCCGGCGGCGAGTGATGCCCTGATGGGCTGGCGGGAAATCTTCACGGATGACCTCATCCTGCTGGCTATCAAAAAGGCTGCACTGGCCGGGATTCGCAAGTGGAACTACGTCAACGGCATCCTGAAAGCATGGAAAAATGAGGGCGTGAAAACCATTGGCGATGTGCAGTCCCGTGATGAGCGGCGCAATCCCCCGGCGGGTCAACAGCAAAAGCCCTCCGCCAAGGATGATTATGATGCAATTTTCGGAGGTTTAGGATGACAGTTGAATGTTTGAAGAATGCGCTGGCACTGATTGAAAACTACTTCGGCCGGCCGCTTTCTACCGATGAGCGCACGGCGCGGTCGCAGATTTACGCCGCCGCGCTCAAAGACATCCCGGATGATGTGGCCGCGGCGGCTTTGACAAAAGCGCTGACGGTGTGCCGGTATCAGAACCAGCTGTTGGTTGACTGGTGCGCAGAAATCCGCAAGTTGCAGAGCGCCGGTCAGCCTACAGCAAACGACCTGTGGACGCAGGCCATCGTTGCCGCCCGGAAGATTGAGCGGAACCAGTACTATGCCACCCACGGCGGACTGGTGACGGCCACCGGGAAGCTGACCGCAGAGGACTTCCGGGCAGAGAACAGGAGCATCTTCGGTGCCTTGCCTGCCGCTGTGCGGGAATGGGCTGGCTCCCCGGCGGGGCTGGTGGATGCCCTTGACCGCTCCAATGCGGATCTCTTGCAGTACGTCAAGCCCGGTTTTGTCAAGGCAGTGGATGCTGCCAAGGATGCGGATCGGATGCCCCCGGCACTGCCCAGCGGGGCAAAAGCTCAGATTGGAGGTTGAAATGCAGCTTCGTTCTATCGTGTCGCTGGCCTGTGCAGTCAGCCTTTTTACCGGCAGCGCCCTTGCCAGCGCGGTCTATACCCGCCGGGTAGACGAACTCACCATGGAGCGGGACATTTACGCCAGCCAGAAAGAAAACTGGATGAACAAGGCCGTGGAGCGCAAGGAAACCATTGAGCAGATGCAGACCGAGGTTGAGCAGCTCACGGACACGCTTGCCGCAGATCAGAGCATTGCCCTTACATACGCAGGGGAGTTTCACTGCACAGCCTACTGCTCCGAGGAATACCCGCATATCTGCGGGGAGGGGCAGGGCATCACATCCAGCGGTGCCAAGGTTCAGCCGGGCGTGACGGTGGCCGCTGACACCAGCATCTTTCCCTATGGCACGGTCATTCTGATTGAGGGCGTAGGGATGAGGGTGGTTCAGGATACCGGCTCACTCATCAAGGAAAATGCCTTAGATGTGGCCGTTGGCACCCATGCGGAAGCGATTTCGTGGTCGGGCTGGGGTTCTCACAAGGTCTGGATTGTGACGGGAGGTGAGACGGATGCCGCTGAATGAGTACGGCGAAAAGCTGGATTCCAACGGCTATGCACCCAGCATCCTCAACCAGCAGTCCACCTGTCTGATTTGCGGGCGGTATCGCACCGCCCGGCACGAAGTCTTTTTCGGACCGTACCGGGATAAGAGCAAGCGGCTTGGCCTGTGGGCAAACCTCTGTCCTTGGTGCCACCAAAACGGCGTGACTGCCGTACATACAAATAGAGAGGCCGATCTCCGCTTAAAAAAGTGGGCGCAGAAAAAGGCCATGGAGTATTACGGCTGGCCGGAGGCGCGGTTCATCCAAGAGTTTGGGAGGTCGTACCTGTGAGCACCTGTCCGATTATCGCTATCGACCCCGGCAACACCCAGTCTGGCTACTGCGTGATTGATCGCAGCACCCTGCGCCCTCTGGAATTCGGAAAAATCGACAATGCAGAGCTGCTGCAAAAGCTTTCCTCTGCCGGGGTGCAGGGCTGGCGGTGGGCGGTCATCGAGATGGTGGCCTCCTACGGAATGTCCGTAGGCCGAGATGTTTTCGACACTACGGTCTGGATCGGCCGCTTTTACCAAGTTCTTTCCGACCAATGCCCGGTGCGAATGCTGTGCCGCATCGAGGAGAAAAAGCACATTTGCCACGACAGCAGAGCCAACGATACCGCCATCCGGCGGGCGTTGATTGACCGATTTGCAGCCCATGACCTGAAAAACGGCAAGGGCACAAAGAAAAAGCCGGATTTCTTCTATGGCTTTAAGGCCGATGTGTGGGCAGCCTACGCACTTGGCCTGACCGCCATCGAGAACCGGGAGAACGACTACAAATTTTCGACTACTTAAAAGCTACTTGAAAGGAGCTTCATCATGGATAATTCTCTGTCTGAATCCGCACGTTTCGCAGTCTACCGTGAAAAACTCAAGGGCATCTGCGAGGCCAACAACCTGAGTTATGTGTTCATCAAGAACGCATACCCCATCAAGCTGGTTATCCGTCCGTTGGGCGGCGTTGGTGAACAGATGTCGATGCTGGAGGAGGCATCCGAGGACAACTACATCTCGCCGGGTGCATCCATCCTGTTCACCGTCAAGGATGGGAACCTGACCTACCGCATGAGCAAGACGTTCACCATCTCCGACACCCTGTTCAACAAAATCAAGAACATCTTCAAGAATATGCACTACCTCTGGCTCCAGTTCTTCTTCCGGGATTTGGTCGAGGGTGGAAAGCTGGCAGCTCTCGGCTACAAAATGCCGGATATTCCGGAATCCGGTGGGCAGCAGGATGCGCCCCGGGAAAATGAGCCTGATTCTTCGAATCTCCCCGGGGAGGCCGAACCGCTGGAAGAAGTTGATGCCGAGGAACTGGACGATGCGGAGGAACCCGCAGCCGATGAACTGACCAAGGCCACCGAGATTGCCCGGCAGAACGGCGGCGTTACGCAGGCCATGCTGGAGCAGCAGATGGGCGTAACCGCAGAAAAGGCCATCGCGCTGCTGGATGATATGGAATCCGCTGGTGTGATTGAGTTCTCCAACGGCCACTACACCATCGCCGCTGCTGACAGCGAGGAGGAGTAACCTATGGCAAAGGCAGCAGTGACCCGCAGAATCCGGGATGACCACCAGAAGAACTTCCTCAAAATCTTCAATAGCCTGACTGGAAAGCACAGCCGCTGGGAGATTTGGGAGGACTTTGTCACCCTGACGGCCATCGAGATCTCGAACAGCACGGACAAGGTAAATGCCCCAGAGCGCACTAAGATGTATCAGACCATCGTTTCCAAATACTCCGCCAAGGAGCGGGACGGCATGGTTGAAATGCTGGCTGAGGTAATCATGGGCATGGAGCAGAATCCTGACCAAGACTTCCTCGGTTCGCTGTACATGATGTGCGAGTTGGGCAACGACCACGCCGGGCAGTTCTTCACCCCCTACGATGTGTGCCGCTGCATGGCCGAGATTACGTTCGACCCGAAGCTGCACCCGGACATGGAGGGATTCATCTCGGTATCTGACCCGGCCTGTGGTGCTGGGGCCACGCTGCTTGCCTTTTTGAACGTCTGCAAAAGACGGAATATCTGCTACCACAACAAAGTCCTTGTCATAGCCCAAGACATTGACTTCATCGTTGGGCTGATGTGCTACATCCAGTGCAGCTTCATGGGCTGCGCTGGATATGTAGTCATCGGTGACACCATTACAGAACCAAGCACCGCGTATGATCGCCGTGGGCTGCTCCCGGCGGGGCCGCAAAGCAGGATTTGGTACACACCGTTCTTTTCTACGGACATTTGGTTTCTGCGCCGCCAGTGGGCGCAGATAGAACTTCTGATGAAGCCTGTCTGCCGCCAGACCGAGCAAGCAGATCCGGAACACAAAAAGGATGATGCTGCACCGCC